TACTGTTGAAAGTTCCCAAACATTTACACGCTTGAGCGATTCTTTAAACATAACCTCAGCAACAGCTTCAACACCCTCACCCATAGTAGCAAGAACATTACCCTCGCCAAACGCTGGATGTGAAACTTTTTGATTCATTTCCATCTTGAATCCTTCAGTATTAGAGCTTCCCTGAGTTGGGGGAGCAATATCTCCTGGATTACCCTTTTCTGCAGCACCATGAAACGCTGTCGACTCTTCAGCTGATGGCTTATTAACAACATCACCTGATACTTCTGGAGCTTCACCCTCTACTTTAGGATTAGCTTCAGCTGATGGTGATGCTGGTGGTGTTTGATCGCCAGCTTCTTCTCCTAAGAGAACTTTACGAACAGCGTCTTGTAATTCTTTATACTGCTTCATCTTCCGTTTCCGTTTCTGTTTCTGGGACTTCAGGCGTTTCGAAATCGACCTCGCCTGCAGTCGGTTCTGGTAATTCAGCTTGACTAAACATGTTAGTAGCAACTTCTTGTTTACGACCTGCGACAAGTTCATCAGCTCTTTGATCCATCATAGTATTGAATGTATCTTGAGCGTCTGTCAGTTTACCATCGCGCCATTGATCCATCATAGCACGAACAGCGTCAGCACGTTCGTTTTCAATTTCTCTTACTTCTGTATCATCACTCATTGTTGTTCACCTTCTTCATATGGTTGCGGCTCGACTTCTTGCGCCTCACCTTCGATTTGTTTTGCGACAAGATTGACATCGTCATCACTCATCTTAAGAATTTCTTTTTGAACATATTCCTTACTGAAATATTGTCCAACATATTGAGCCATTCCGTTGAGAACTTCAATTCTGCTTCTTAGAATCTCTTGTTCTTTTGATTCAGTATAATAAGCATCTGATGCAAACTTATAATGAATCTGATCACGAATCATTGGCCAATCATCCTCAGTGATAACACCTTTGAGGATAAGTTGTGTCTTTAACAGGTCATCAAATAACGCTGAGAAGCGGCGGCGAAGTTTAGCAATAAACTTAGTAAACTTCAACTCATCACGACTAATCTCAGCACTACGACCAAAGTTAATTCCACTTTGTTGTGCTTCAAGACGAGACATCGGAACATTCAATGATTGGTAAAGTTTCCGTTGGAAATACTCTACGTCGCCAGTCTCACCAAGATTTTGACCTCCTGGAAGAGTCTGAATTTCTGTGCCTCTACCACCTTCGCGGCGTGGCATCCAGAAATCTTCAAGCATTGACATAAACTTCTTGTCGTCTCGAATCTCACCACTAGTGCCATCATAAACGAGTTTGTTACGATAGCGATTCATAACGTCTTTAAGATACTGTTCAGCCTTCATTGTAGGCAAATTACCAGTATCTACATAAAATACTCTACGCTCTGGAGCACGAGTAATACGATAGATAACCATCGCATTTTCCATCATTCTCAGCTGATTGGCTGGACGGATGGCTTTATGTAAATATGAAAGGGGAATATTTTTGTCCTGATCAAGAAGTCCAGATGAAACATAAGTAATTGCATCCTTCGAGATCTTAAGAGCTTTATCGTTAGCAGTCCCAGCTTTATACTGTCCAGGTTTGTTAGCGATCCCCTTGTCATCATAAACGAAGTATTCTTTAACTTCTTTAATCATATTGACGCCAGTTTTAGGATCTTTTTCCTTCTTGACTTCACGCACTTTTTTGATTTTGCGTGGGTCAATATAACGAACGTCATACAAACCTTTTTTCGGATTAGTCTTATCTACAAGTTTATGGAAGTAGATTCGACCATCGATATACCAACGTCTATAATAATCTTGAGCACGATTATTAAAATCGAGCATTTCTAAGACATTAGTAAACTCATCAGCAATAGCTTTTTTCACAGTTGCCGACACCTTTATATCATCAGTGTCAACTTGAATTGGTTTTTCATCGTCAAGGTTAGAGATACTATCATTTACAATATCTTCAATGGCTGCATCAACATCAGCATACATTGAGATATCTCTGTATCTCTTGATGAGTTGCTCTTCAGTATTAGCAATACCCTCAACATCAAAGTATGTGCCATAGTATCCACCACCTCGGATAGATTCAATAGCACCATCCTCGTCAGGAGCAACAAAGGATTGTGCACCCTTTGGCTCCTTTTTACGAGAAATTTCAAACCCAAATAATTCCATTATATTTTCCTTATACTAGATGTAATACTATTTAGGCTACATCATAATGAGTATATTGGAATGTCACTGTAAATTCTTCAAAGATATCGTTCTGTGCATATTGTAGAGCGATCTCTGACATATTGATTGGGAATGCGTTACGAAGTGTGTAACGACCACCAGCCAATACTTCATCGTTGCGATCTAGATGTTCAACAATCAAGTCAGCTTGATAAGAGCTTGGTGTCAATACACCTGTGTTATCTTCGCGATTGTTAAGACCATTCATCCACTGTTCGAATGGTTGACGCAGAGAAAAGTCTGAGTCGTTAACAATTGTAATTGTCCATGGATCAAAGATACGCTCACCAGCTAACTTGATCTCACGACCACGATACTGGATAATTGCTGGGTTCACGTTAGAGGCTGGCAGAGCAGCACCTGTAACCAACAAGCTATAAGATGTATCTACGTTTGGCACATAACTTGGGAAGGCGAGACTCACTCTAAACTGGTTAGGGCGAGCACCACCTGCGCCTAGTCTAGCCTTAAATTCTTCAATATTCATTGCGTTTTCTCCTTAAATACTAGATTAGGCACCCAGCTCTTCGAACGAAATACCTGTTCGAGTAGCTACGAATGTCAGTGTGATGAAGTTGATTGACTTAGCTGGCTTGATAAAGATGTCAGCACGGAACTCGTTAGCGTCGATAACTTGACCAGTGTTATTTGTTTCGTCACAAACTACACGGAAGTCATAAACACCACGACGACCTTGAACGTCACGCAAGAACGGCTCAACTAATGAGCGGAACTGAGCACGAGTAAAGGCATCGTTGAATTCAAACAACTGGAACTTAGCAGCCGTAGCAATTGCTTTTTCTAATACGATAAACAAGCGGCGAACATTAATGCGGTTGAAAGCACTTGATTTGGCCAACAATGTTTTATCGCCGAACAGGATAACCCCTTGAGCAGCAGACTGAACGATTGGGTTGACACCATTTTGATAAAGTGTGTCACGATCGGCTTTCTTAGGATTAAAAGCTAATTTAACAGCGTTCTTAATTTGACCACGGTTTACACCAGCTGGTGAGAACCAAGGATCAGCTTCAATGTCAGCAGTTACACAGCAACCAGCTGTATCACCGTTACATGGAACCCATACATAAGCGTCATTATAACGATCATACATATATTTCCAACCGCTATCCATTACTGCGAATGAAGAGCGAGTATAAGAAGCCAACTCAGCTGTAATGTCAGTTACTTCTGAACCTGTGTTATTTACAACACTTGCTTTTTGCGGTGATAGGAACACCAAGCAGTCTTTACGAATCTCAGTAACATTGTCGATGATATAATCACCAACAGTTGTACTATGTTGACCAGCCACGATCAAGTTAACATCAGTTTCTTCATCGTTTGCGAAGAGGATGTAAGAGCTTTGTAAGTCAGCATCAGCTGGAGATGCGTTAACACCATTAGTAAGTGACCAAGCATCTGTGTCAACACTATCAATTAGTAGTTTGTAATTACTACTGGCAGCATCTTGAACAGTTGCTAGGGCAGTTCCCCAATCAGAGCCAATAGTTGTTGAGGTTGTATCGACTTGATCCATGAACCAGATATACTGTGATTGATTGTTAATCACATCTTTGTAATAGTTTGATTCATTTTGATCGTTTCTAGATCCTGGAATTTTAGAAACACCTGAGAATTTTTCAAGAATAGTTCCAGCAACACCAGTAAATACACCGTCTTCATCAATGACAATAACATGCATCTCATCTAATGTTACACCATTATTTGTAGCATATGTTGTTGATCCTGGAACAAAGTCAAAGTTTGAAGCATATGTCCAAGCTGTTGACAATACAGCAGTAGCTTCTGCTAATGAGCCGCCGCCACCAGAGAATGAAACTGCTGGGGCAGAAGTGTAACCAAATCCTGGATATGTTATTGTAACTGAGGTTACTGCATTTTCAGTTATAACTGCTGTTCCTGCAGCTGTTCCACCACTTTGTGGTGAAGCTGCGAATGCTACTGTCGGAGCTGAAGTGTAACCAGATCCGCCTTCAGTGACTGTTACTGAAGCAACTGAAGTAGCAGTAAAGTTACCCAAGTCAGCAACTGAAACTTTAAGTGAGTTACCAGCTGTGCCAGCGTATTTAGCAGCGAATGGACCAACTGTGCCTTCGCCAGCTGAGTAAGATGATACATACTCATCTTCGTTTCTGATCAGAACAGCAGTTCCAGAAGAAACAGCGTTTCTAGCAGCAGCACCAACTTCACGAGAAACGAGAAGGTTAGAACCATATGCTAAGAAAGAAGCAGCAGTTAAAAAGTCAACACCTGTGGTTGAAGAAGGTTTGCCGAAGCGAGCAACGAGTTGATTTTCGCTGCCAATTGATACGAGTTCGCGAGCTGGACCCCATGCGAAGTCACCAGCAAAACCACCTGTCGTAGTGCCAACAGCTGGGACTACACTTGTGGCGTCCTGTTCACGGACAAGAACTCCTGGACTTAGTTGAAATGCCATGTTTTATCTCCTCGATATTATGGATTATCGTTATTGTTTTATCACTTGAAATATTTATAAAAACGGCGTTTTCTCTTTACCATCCATAGAAAACCACAAATCACCACCCATAACTTCTGCTTCAGGCTCTGAACCATCAACAATTTCACCAAATGGTGTTAAATCATTCTCAATCATACGCATTTCAGCATTGAATAATCCTTCACGAACATTTACATTAGTCAAATCAGAGAAAAAAGAATTAGTCGTTATCCATCCAAACAACACTAAACACATTGCAAGATCGTCATTATACCCTTCATCAGCTTGAAAAGTTTGACCCTTTTCTGTAAAAACTGATAATTCTTGTATTACGTCAGCATCATGGATCAACAATTTAGTGTCTTCAACTAGAGATTTTATCGCAAAACACCCTTGCCGTTTAACTGCTTTCGATGTTGTAACACCAAGTTTAGCCGACCGACCGAATCCAGGAGTTAAATATTGTTTACCATTCTCAGTTAGAGTAGTAAATACGTTCTCATATTCCTCCTCCTGATGAAGGATATCTAGGACTTGTTGACCGATGTCATTCGATTCTACTAGAACATATGCGTTATTGTAGTCTTTTGCCACCTTAGATATAACACTAGGATATAACATAGGAGATATCTTATTGTGCTTGTATTTTCCAACAAGTTTATATGGCATCTCTGTTACATCGATTAGGGCAAATGCTGAATAGTCTCCACCGACACCCCTTGCAACGTCTGCTGTAATCATATAATAGTGATTTGGTTGTGGTTCTTCGTAAATATCCAATCCGTCTTTGGTGTATTCTGGTTGTTTCGCGCTCATCATAGCCAATGTTTTACCACTAATGAGAGTATTTGTAGAACCAAGAAACTCACATAAAACCTCTTGGTTAAATTTTAAATCGCCAAGAAGTTTATTTTGTTCTTCTGCCCATGCGTCATCTCTTCCAGGAATTTCAGAATAATGGATAAACATATTTTTGAAACCGTTTTTACCCTCTTTTGATTCATTCCAAAACTTCCAGAAATGATTATATCCAAGCGGAGTAGAAGTAAGAAGGATTTTTGTGGTTTCACCAGCAGAAATAGTAGGATAAACAGCAGTAAAAAACTCATCAGCGATATTGTTTGGAATAATTGCAGCCTCATCAATATAAAGCCAGTTTACAGATTTACCACGAATACCAGAAGATGTTGTTGCTGAAGTAAATACGACCGACCCATTTTCGAGGTCGACGTTACCTTTGTTCCAAGTTTTCACACCTTGTTGCATCCATAGAGGCAAACCTTCATACATAATTTGATAACGAGCCAAAACTTCGCGAGCTGCTGTAGTTTTGTTAGCAAGAATAGCAACTGTTTTACTTTCATTGAAAATAGTATAATGTAAAATACAAGCAGCAGCTGTAACAGTCTTACCTTGCTGACGACCTTCCATCAAAATCGTTTGTCGATTGTTCATAATAAAATCGACTTTACGCTTTTGACACTCATATAATAAGAAAGGTTGTAAACCTTTGTCAAGAGTAACAATCTGACAATAGTTTTCAATAAAATATATTGGATCTTCTTTACACTTGATCAACTCACGGATTTGTTCTTTAGTAAAATCGTGTTGATAAGCAATAGGTTTTAAATTA